TATCAAAACGCTACCCTTGTTTACGGTTATACGGACGGATTTAATCCGGAAACCGGAAACAGGATATTTGACGGCGTTGAGGTTGACGGCAGAGGAAAGGTGGTCGCGTATCATATAAGCAATAATTATCCGAATGAATTAGCCCGCGAATTGACCACATGGACAAGGGTGCCGGTAATCGGTAAACGTACGGGTCTGCCAAATGTTATCCATATAATGGGTGATGTTGAGCGCGCCGGTCAGTACAGAGGCTTACCTTTACTTTCACCGGTAATTGAAACTCTGCTGCAAATCCGGCGTTATACGGATGCTGAACTTATGGCCGCGGTAATAGAGAGTCTGTTTACTGCATTTGTCAAAACTAATACCAGAGAAGATGAAATGCCTCTTATGGATACAACAACCGGCGAGGCTCCGATAGCTTCGGATGATACGGAATACGAAATGGGCTCGGGAAACGTTGTTCATTTACTTCCGGATGAAGATATTATATTCGGCGATCCGAAACGTCCTAACAGCGGATTTCAAGCATTCGTGGAAGCTGCTGCGGAACAGATAGGCGCGTGCCTTGAAATTCCGCTTGACGAGCTGTTGAAGAAATTTAATGCAAGTTATTCCGCATCAAGAGCAGCGCTTCTTGAATTTTGGAAACTCGTTAAAATGCGCAGGGAATGGTTTGTGGCGGATTTTTGCCGGCCGGTATATGAGCATTTTACCTATGAAGCTGTAGCAAGAGGGCGCCTGAAAGCATACGGATTTTTTGATGATCCGATAAAAAGGAAGGCTTGGCTTGGCGCTGAATTTACAGGCCCGTCACAGGGGATGCTTGACCCGACAAAAGAAATTGAAGCTGAAAAATTAATGTGTGAAAACGGTTTCTCAACAAGGGCTGATTCCGCAATAAGACTGAACGGTTCGGATTTCTTTAAAAACACGGATTCACTTGTTTTTGAAAACGAGGCTTTAAATAAAACCGCACTTATAACTGTTTCTTCTTATGAAGAACCGGATAACCGGATAAATATAAACGAGGGGAAAAACAATGAAGAAAATGTACAATAAACGGGTTTTGCTAAATTCGGCAATTGTAGAAAATAATGTCGGCAAAATAGATATGTACGGAGATGTCTATAATGAAGTTCCGATAGATTTCTGGACGGGACAGCCGATAAGCGAACAAGTAATAACTTTAAAGGATTTCAGAGAAGCATTGGAAGAACTTTCAAACTGCGCCAAAATTGAAATTCATTTAAGCTCCGAAGGCGGGGATGCAACGGCGGGAGTAACGATACATAACATCTTGAGAGCCTTGGATAAACCTACAACCTGTATAGTTGACGGAATTGCAGCGAGCGCGGCATTTACGATAGCGACAGGGTGCGATGAAGTCCTTGTATACCCGGGAAGCGTAATGATGTGCCATAACGTCAAAGACGTGCTTTGCGGAGCATACAGTATAGCTGATTTGGAAAGATGTATAAGAAGTTCCGAAGTCTGCAATAAAGCGGCCGCATCAATGTATGCCCAAAAATCCGGTATGACGGTTGATCAGGTTCAGGTATTAATGAATGCCGAAACGTGGATGACCGGAGCGGATGCGGTTTATTACGGATTTGCGGACAGACTCATAGACGGCTCTCCGTCGGTAACGGCAGTAAATAAAAATACGATGAGTATTAAGACAGATAAAACACAGAAAACAGGAGGCAAAGATATGTCTTTAATGGAAAAATTTCAAAAACATTTTGCGGATTTTGTACAGTCATTAGCAGAAGAAGAAAATAATGACAAAAAAGATCCGGCAGGTGAAACGGTAGAAGCACCGGCAGCTCCGGAAGCTCCCGAAAACGACAAACCTGCGGCTGACTCTGAAACGGTAGAAGCACCGGAAGCATCGGAAGCTCCCGAAGATGATGAGGCAAAAAAACTGGATGCATCAAAAACACAGGGTGCTGAAGAAGAAAGAACAAGGCTTAAGGAAATCGACGATATCGCAGGTTCGATTGATGAAGATCTTGTTAAAGAAGCTAAATACGGCGAAACTGCATGCGATGCAAAAGAACTCGCAATGAGACAGCTTATGCGCGACTCTCAGAAATCACAAACAGCATTGGATAATTTAACAAAAGACGGCGCAGATTCAAAAACAAATTCGGTAACGTCGCTGCCGCCTTCAATGCAAAAATTAAACAAAGAAGAAGAGAGGAAACAGGCTGCGGCTGATCTCAGGGCAAAAATTAACAAAGTTAAGGGAGGCAAATAATGAGCGAAAATTTAAACAGAACCGTTGCAACAGTAACCGTTGACGGATTGGTAGATGCAGCCTATGCCAATAAATCCTGCGGTGTAACCGTAGCAAAAGGGCAAGGTAAACTTGAAAGAGGTACAGTGCTTGCTGTCAATTCTGCCGGCAAGTGCGTAATTTTGGGTACTACAGAAACTTCAGGAGAAACAACTGTAACCTGTGAAGCACGTTACATCTTGAACAAAGATGTTGATGCAACATCAGCAGATGCGGTTGCGATTGCTTATGAAGAAGGCAGATTTATCAAACAGCATTTGATTGTGAAATCAGGTTACACAATGACCGCTGATGATATTGATAATTTGAGAGTACACAATATCGGCTTGGCTGACCAATTGTAATTTTGGAGGAACATAAGAAATGACAACATACAATTTAGACTACACAAAGACTGCGGACTTGCTTGCCGCATATAAAACCGAAGCGAAACCAACCACCTTTCTGAAAGACAGATATTTTCCGGACGGTGTAAATTTTGCAACCGATGAAGTTCTTGTTGAATACAAAAAAGGTGTCCAGAAACTGGCTCCGTTTGTATCACCTGAAATTAACGGTAAAATAATGAAACGCGAAGGCTACACTGCAAGCGCTTACCAGCCGGCAATGCTGCAACCTAAAAGAGCGTTATCAATCGACGTCTTAAAGAAAAAAGGATTCGGCGAGGCTTTATATAACCAGCTTACTCCGGAAGAAAGAGCAGTCGCAATCACTCTTGAAGATATGCAGGATATGGGCGACATGATTACCCGCAGAAAAGAAGCAATGAGCGCTGAAGTTTTGCAGACAAACGCGCTTATTATGAAGCATTACACCGATGATAATACGCTGGTTGAAACAAAAGAAATCGCATATTATTCGGGTTCTTCAAACCCTGCGATTTATACTCCCACATACAAATGGGGAACAACCAACGCAGATATTCTCGGAGATTGCGCTGCAATGGCTTTGGATTTGAAACACAATTCATTGCCTGCAACCGATGTAATTTTAGGATCTGCCGCAGCAAATGCATTTCTGAGCGATGATAAAATTCTTAAATTACTTGATATAAGAAACGTTCATATCGGCTCTTTCGAACCTGCCGAACAATATCCTGACGTGGTATTTCTCGGACAGTTGTCCTGCAAGGGTCATAAACTGAACTTTATCCAATACACCGGAACTTACGAAGCAGAAGACGGAACAATCAAAGACTTTATTGATTCCAAGAAAGTCATTGTTACAGCTCCGGGCTGCGGCGTAACTAATTATGGTGCTATTACACAAATCGACTACGGCGAAACCCAATTCAAAACTTACGTTGAAAAGGAAGTGCCTTTGTACGAAATCAAAGATCAGACAAGAAGCGTTATTCTGAAGTCTGCTCCGTTGGTTCAACCTAAGAACCTCAACCCGTACAGAGTTGCAACAGTAATTGAATAGTTTATAAAGCAGGGGTGCATATTGCACCCTTGCTACACTTATATCAAAACCACAAGGAGAACAATTTATGATAAAAATTATAAACGGTGTTTTCGGCTATAACAACGGACACGGCGTAATACCGGTAACGGTAAAAGACGGCCCGATTGAATGTCCAGAAGATATTGAGGCAAGACTCGTAAAACAGGGTGTCGCAGAATATGTCAAAACGGCTGAAAAAGATGAAGCAAAGACAGACGATGAACGCACTGTTTTAATTGCAAAATATAAAGCATTAAAACTCGGCGGAAATCCTTCCGTCATGAAAACCGAAACATTAAAGAAAAAGATTGCCGAAGCTTTGGAAAAAGCGGAAGAGGATGCCGGCGAAAATAATGACAGCGATGCAGCCGGTGAAGATAAAACGCCTGAAGATGATAAAGCAGATAATGCTGAAGAAAATGAAGGTGATGAACCTGACCTTGCAGACGTTGACGGAGTTGAA